GCGAGGACTGTAAGGACAAAGGCATTATCAGAGCGGGCGACTGTGTGCATCATGTGATACCGCTATCGCCTACAAACCTCGGCAACGAGAACATCACGCTAAACTTCTCGAATCTTCGTTTACTTTGCGACGAGTGCCATGCTCGCATACATCAGGAACGAGGCGACGAGACGAGCGGAGGACGGCGAAAGGGTAAGCCTTTAGGTAAAAATCGCAAACGGAGATATAAAATCGACGAATTTACTGGAAAAGTCGTCGTCGATACCCCCCCACGCGGGAAAAATAATCGCTAAGGGAACATCGATTGTGAAGGGAAGGCTTCCGTCGCATTTAGCGAGAGATACCCGCAAGCGTTGAAATTTAGCCGTTTTTGTTGAGAGATGGGAAGAACACGGCGAAGTTATGGAAAATTATATACTGAAATACCACCAAGCAATACAAAACGGCTCTGTTGTCGTCGGTAAATGGATACGTTTGCTGTATGAGCGCATTGTTAAAAGCCTCGAGAGCAAAGAAACGTACTACAACGCGAACGAAGCGAACACCGCTATCGAATGGATAGAAGCGCATTGCTTTCACACGGAAGGCTTTCTCGCGCCGAGTGCGCTGAAGCTCGAACTGTGGCAGAAGGCTCTCATAGCTTGTATGTTTGGCATCTACAACAGCAAAGACAACAAGAGACAATATCGCGAGGTCGTGCTGATCGTCGCAAGAAAGAACGGCAAGTCGCTTCTCATGTCCGCCATCGCTAAGTATGTCATGTACATCGACGGCGGGTATGGGTCGAGAGTCTACTGTCTCGCGCCGAAGCTCGATCAGGCTGACATCGTTTACAACTCAATTTGGATGATGATTCAACTTGATCCTGAATGGCAGAAACTTCGCGACGAGATAAAAGCATCGAAGGACGAGCACAACAAAAAGACGCTGGACGACGGCGACCTTGCTCGTCATCGCCAAGGCGACTTATATATCCCATCGACGAACAGCCAAGTCAAGAAGATCGCTTTCGCGGCGAAGAGGTCTGACGGCTTCAATCCGTCTCTGACCATCTGCGACGAGATAGCGAGCTGGGAAGGCGACAAGGGACTGAAGCAGTACGAAGTCATGAAAAGCGCGATGGGCGCGAGGGAGATGGGCGACAAGCCGTCGCTCTTGCTTTCGTGCTCGACTGCCGGATATATCTCCGAAGGCATCTATGACGAACTGCTGAAGAGGTCGACTCATGTCCTACAAGGCGCGAGCAAAGAGACGAAGCTCCTTCCATTTCTGTACATTATCGACGATGTAACGAAATGGAACGACATCAACGAATTACAGAAGAGCAACCCGAATTTGGGAGTCTCGGTCTCGGTCGACTACTTGCTCGAAGAGATCGCAATCGCAGAAGGCTCACTCAGCAAAAAGCGCGAGTTTATATGCAAGTACGCAAACCACAAACAGACATCGAGCGCGGCACTCTTGCCCGCGGAGGTCGTCGAAAAATGCTGTGGTGATCACTTTGACCTTGAGGACTTCCGAGGCTCTTACGCAGTCTTGGGAGTCGATTTGTCTCAGGTCAGAGACTTGAGCGCGGTCAGCGTCATCATCGAGCGCGACGGCGAACTGTATGTCGTAACTCACTTTTGGCTACCAGCCGACAAGATAGACGAAGCATCCGCGCGGGATGGTGTGCCGTATCAGATATACATCGAGCGCGGTCTGCTCTCTCCGAGCGGGGAGGGATTCATCGACTACCACGATATATACGACTATATCGTCGCGCTTGTCGAAGAATACGAAATCTATCCTTTGAAGTGCGGTTTCGACAGATGGAGCGCGACCTATTTGGTCGACGCGCTTCGGAGTTACGGACTCCATATGGACGATGTTTGGCAAGGAGATAACCTCTATCCGATCATACAAACAACGTGCGGACTCCTCGAGTCAGGTCACATCCACATTGGAGACAATGACCTTTTAAAGATGCACTTGCTCGACTCGGCACTAAAGATGTCGCCGGAGCGGGGACGCGGGAAACTTGTCAAAGTAAATAGAGCCTGTCATATAGACGGCTTTGCGAGTCTACTGGACGCGATGACGATGCGCGACAAGTGGAACGCGGAAATAGGAGAACAACTCAAAAACGAAAGGTAGAAAACTATGGGTCTTTTAGACGCAATCTTTCATCCTGACAAAAACAGAATCGAAAAGGACGCGCTCGCAAATGCACACGCTTCTTTTAAGGTGCTGACCGGCTATCGACCAGTCTTTACTTCTTGGGGCGGTGAGATTTACGAAAGCGAACTCGTCCGCGCCGCAATCGACGCGAGAGCGCGGCACATTTCCAAATTGAAAGTCGAGTTTCAGGGCGCGGCACGTCCGAGCCTCGTCGCGAAGATGAAGCTCGCGCCGAATCAATGGCAGACGTGGAGTCAATTCCTTTATAGGGTGTCGACAATCCTCGACGTGCATAATACCGCGATCATCGTCCCAGTCAGAGACGAAGACCTTCAGACGACAGGATATTTTCCTGTGATTCCGAAGAAATGCGAAGTCGTCGACTACAAGGGCGAGCCTTGGCTGAGGTATCACTTCTCACACGGTCAGGTCGCCGCTACTCCGTTATACGACTGCGCTGTCCTGACACGGCATCAGTACAAGAGCGACTTTTTCGGCGACACGAACTCGGCACTCGACGAGACGATGCAACTCGTCCATATGAACAACCAAGGCATCGAAGAGGCTGTGAAGTCTTCGACTCGCTATTCTTGGATCGCTGAGCTTGCGAACTTCACAAAGCCGGAGGACATCGCCAAAGAGCGGAAGAGATTCACAGAAGAGAATCTGAAAACAGGCTCTGACGCGAGCGGAATTTTGTTATTCCCAAACACATATAAGAATGTTCGTCAGGTCGAGACGCATCCCTACACGGTAGACGCGGACGAGCTGAAACTGATTCAGACGAACATCTACAACTACTTCGGAGTCAACGAGGACGTTCTCCAAAATAAAGCCTACGGCGATCTGTGGAGCGCGTTCTACGAAGGCTGTGTCGAGGTGTTCGCCGTCAGCTTCTCGGAGGCAATGTCCGCCGCAATGTATACGACGCGAGAGAGAGCGCAAGGCTCGAGCGTCATGGCGACCAGTAACCGCCTCCAGTACCTGAGCAATGCTGACAAGCTCGCAGTCTCGGCTCAGATGGCAGACCGAGGAATCATGTCGCGGAACGAGATTCGCGAAATATGGAATCTGCCTCCTGTGGAGGGCGGAGACGTGCCTACTATCCGAGGCGAATACTATCTCATAAACGAAGACGGCACAATCTCAAAAGAAAACGGCGGAGAGACCGAGAAGGAGGAACAAAATGCCGAATAGCAAAGAAAGAGAATACAGAGCCATGATGCTCGCAATCGAGCAGAGGGCGGAAGGCGAGGAAGTCGCCGACGAGATGGTCGTCAGCGGATACGCTACGACATTCAATGAGCCTTATCTGCTTTGGTCGGATGACTATTGCGAAGTTTGGGAACAAGTCGATTCCCGCGCTTTCGACAATGCAGACATGAGCGATTGCATCATGCAGTACAACCACGAAGGGCGCGTCTTCGCCCGCGTGAAGAACGATACGCTAATTGTAAGACCTGATGAAAAGGGTCTTTTTGTTAGAGCTGACCTTGGAGGGACTGACATCGGCAGAGGCTTATATCAGGAAATCTCCGGCGGTTACACGGATCAGATGTCCTTCGGCTTCACAGTCGAAAAGGACGAGCGCGTAATCACCGAGGAGGAAGGGAATAAGACCAAGATGCTGAGGACGATTCTCTCTGTGGGTCGTCTTTTTGATGTCTCGGCGGTATCTATTCCCGCCAATCCGAACACATTCGTCCAGTCTGTGAGATTCCTCGACGGAGCGATCGACGAAATCAAAGCGGAGCGACTTAAAGCAGAACAGGAGAGAACGGAACGGAAGAGACTCGAAATCAAGGCGAGAGCCTTAGGAGGTAACAAATGACAAGAGAAGAAATTCTCGCGCTGGACATGGCTGACCTTGAGAAGAGAAGCCTCGAGATCGCTGAAGAGGTGAAGACCGCTGAAAGCGATGCTCTCGACACTCTCTCTGCTGAGCTGGATGCCATCGAAGAGCGCAAAGCAATCATCAAAGCCGAAGCCGACGAAAAGAGGGCGGCAATGGAAGAAGTCCTCGCGGGCAAAGGCGAAACTATCGAAGAAAAACAGGAGGATAAGAGAACAATGGACTCCAAAGAAATCAGAAGCACAAGCGAATACCTGAACGCATGGATCGAGTATCAGAAGGGCAGAGCAAACGAGGAACAGCGCGCTCTGCTGACCACAAACGCCGACAACGGCACAATCGCAGTACCGACCTATGTCGAGGATAGAATCAATACCGCGTGGGAATCTAACGAGATCGTCAGACGCGCGAAGAAGTCCTACTTCAAGGGCAATCTCAAAGTAGGCTACGAAGCAAGCGCGGAAGGTGCTACCCCGCACACTGAAGGCGGTCAGGCTATCACTGAAGAGAACCTTGTTATCGGATTCGTCGACCTGATTCCCGGCACACTCAAGAAAATGGTCAAATACTCGACCGAAGTCCTCGACATGAAGGGCGAAGCCTTCGTCGACTACATCGTGGATGAGATCGAGTATCAGCTCGCGAAGACCGCTGGCGACCTTATGGTTAAGGGCTCGACCACCAATACCAGCCCGATGAAGCAGGTCGTCGAAGCGGCTGGTTCTGCTCTGACGACTGCCGACATCATCGCTGCAGAAGGTCTGCTCGCGGGCGACGCGAATCCTGTCCTGATCACCACAAGAGCAAACGCGGCGGCTCTGAAGGCAGCGGTACTGTCCGCTGGTTACGGTTACGATCCGTTTGACGGCATGGACGTTGTCTACGTCGACGCGGCGGCTCTCAACGGCGAACTCGCTGTCGTCGCTGACCTGAGCGCTTGGCAGTTTAACTTCCCGAATGGTGACCAGCCGACCTTCGTGTTCGACGAGTACACCGAAGCGGCTTCCGACATCGTCCGCGTCATCGGACGCGTGATGGTCGGCATGGGTATCGTCGCACCGTACAAGACTGTTGTCATCGAGACGGCATAGTCACAGAACAAACAGCGAGCCGTCCATCGCGGGCGGCTCTATTCACTTTGAGGTATTACGATGTTAGAACTTGTGAAAATGGCTCTGCGAATCACAACAGACGCATTTGACGACGAGCTGAATATGCTTATTGAAGCGGCTTTCCTCGACCTGACAACGGCGGGAGTAGACCTCTTCACAGCGGCGACTTCAGACGACCTCGTCAAGATGGCGGTCTGCACATACTGCAAACTCAACTTCGGAGTCCCTGACGACGCGGACAGATTGAGTAAAGCCTATGATATGCAGAAGGCTCAGCTCTCTATGAATAGCGGACACACGACGTGGGAGGTGTAGTCCTATGTTTGAAGGAACTGCAATCTTAAAGAAGGCGGTCGTTACACAGGACGAAGCACTAAACGAAATCGAGACCTATACGGAGCGAACTGTCTTCGTGCGTCCTCGGTCAGTCTATGCGTCCGAATTTTATCAGGCGGCGGCAGTCGGTCTTAAGCCATCGCTGACTTTGGTACTCGCGTCTTTTGCAGACTACGACGGCGAAAAACTCGTCGAGTATAACGGCAAAGAGTACACAGTTACGCGGACATATCAAAGACCTGACCGCGACTCCGTAGAGCTGACTCTCGAGGAGCGTGTTGTTAATGGCATTGAATAGCAAGAGCATCGAGGCACAGGTCGCGGCTCTTCTCGACGACTACTCCAAAGAAGTCAAAGAGAAGACCGACAAAGCATTCGAGCAAGTCGCAAAGGAAGCCGCGCAGAAGCTACGCCAAACCTCACCAAGAGGAAAAGGAAAGCACTCCGGCGACTATGCGAAAGGATGGACGGTCAAAAGGGAGCGCGACAAGAAGAGCGGTCTCTATACGATAACAGTCCACAACAAGACGCACTACCAGTTAACTCACTTACTCGAGAACGGTCACGCGATGCCTCAGGGCGGGCGATGGACTCCGCCATACGGTAAGCACATCGAGCCGGTCGAGGAATGGAGTCAGACCGAAGTCGTTAAAGAAATCGAGGAGTCACTACAATGACAATCGCAGAACTTATGACGGCGATTGGAGAGGAACTGTCCGCTCCTGTCGCTTATTCACATTTTACAAAGGCGGTCAAACCGCCTTATCTCGTTTATCTTGGCGCGGGTCAGGATCAATTCGAGGCAGACGATACCGTCTACTGGAGACGGAACGTCTACACGATCGAATACTACTTCAACAAGAAGGACGAGAGCATCGAGACCAAAATAGAGGACATGATCCTCGCGGCGGGATGGCAGTTCGACAAGTCGGATGACGCTTATATCCAAGACGAGGGTCTTTTCGTAATTTACTACAACTTGCAATAGGAGGTAATTCTATGGCGGCAGATAACAACAAAGTCGAATTCGGACTGTCCAATCTGTATGTCGGCACATATACAGTCGCGGCGGACAGCACCGTCACGCTTGGGACTCCGTATCATCAGAAGGGCGCGGTCAGCCTGTCCCTCGATGCAGAATCCGACTCTAATGACTTCTACGCGGACAACGTGAAGTATTGGAGCGGCTTCTCTGACAACGGCTTCAGCGGTAGCATCGAGGTCGCGAAATTCGATACTGATTTTAAGACTCAATTTTTGGGCTATCAGACACTCACAGACGGCGGAGTCGCGGCTGTTAAAGGGGCGACAAAGCCGAACGTTTACATCGCATTTCAGACAGAAGGCGATGTAGAGGGCAGACGTGTTATCCTTTACAACGTCGCTCTTGGCGCGATTGGCAGAGAATACTCGACCATCGAAGAGAATAAAGAGCCTGTCACCGAGACAATCGACATCACAGTCACAGGCGACAACGGTACTGGTATCGTGATGACGAGCTACAAGCCCGCCGACACCGGCTACGCTACGCTCTTCTCGAATCCGCCTGTGCCGGAACTGTAACACAGAAACGAACGAAGGGAGGCTCTCGCGGTCTCCCTTTGTTTCTGTATATGCGTAAAAACGCGAGGTGTAATCTATCGACCGCATCTGTAAAAACGGCTTAGAACGTAAATTAGGCGGTCAGAAAGGACGAAGAAGATGGAAAAGACAATAAAAGCGGGTAAAAAGAGCTATAAGCTGACGAATAAAGTCAAATGGATGCAAGTCTACAAAAACGAATTCGGTCGCGACATCATGCCGATGCTCGTCCCTGTGGCGAACGCTTTTCTCGAGCTTGCTGTGAGCGTAATGAAGGCGACAGGAGGCAAAGCTCTCGACATGAGCAAGGCGGGCGAAGTCCTGAAGGACATCGACATAGCAGATATTCAGTCTTCTATGTATTCGCTCGCGGGTCTCGAGTTTACTGATCTGCTCGCGATCACTTGGAGCATGGCGAAGACGATGGACGAAGAAACGACCGACTTCGACACATGGGTCGACGAATTTGTCGACGACTTCTTCCCAGTCGACGAGATCGCTCCGGCAATCGTTACGATGAACGCTAAAGCACTCATGTCGACAAAAAACTTCTCAAGGTTTCAGAAAGCGGTCGGAGTTCTGAAACCGAAGACGACCTCGACCTCGACAGAATCCTAATCATTGGACAGAGTAACGGTCTGTCATATGATGCGATGATGGACATGACCGTCGGCGGAATCGTCGACTATTGCATCGAAAACCAAAACCAAAGAATAAAAGCAGAAAAAGAAGAGACAAAACCGAAGAAGCGGAAGGCTACACAAGCGGACTGGGATTCCTTCTTCGGATGAGGCTCTATTTTTCGTTTTAAGCCGTTTTATTATCGCAAAGGTATAAGTTTATGGCGGGACAAGTAAAAGGTGTAACAATTAGTTTCAGAGGCGATACAACGTCTTTGGATAAGGCTCTTCGGAAGGTGAAGACCGACTCGAAGGACATTGACTCGCAATTAAAGAAAGTCAACTCTGCGCTGAAATTCAATCCGAAAAATGTGGAATTACTGACGCAGAAACAGGGACTGCTTCGCGAGAAGGTCACGCAGACGCAGAAGAGCCTCGAAGACCTTCGCAAAATTCAGTCGCAGATGGACGCAAGCGGAGTGTCGAAGCAGTCCGCCGAGTATCAGCAAGTAAGACGCGAGATCATCGAGACCGAGAGCAAGCTGAAACACTTCCAAGCGGAAGCGCAGAAACTCGCTAACGTGAAGCTGACCGCTTTCAAAGCGCAACTCGACGAGATGTCGAACAAATTCAAGACGGCTGGAGACACGCTGACGAAATATGTCACGCTTCCGCTCGCCGCGCTTGGATCTGCGTCGGCTGTCGCGTTTAACGGTGTTCAGGACAGTCTCAATATCGTCACGAAGCTCACAGGCGCGAGCGGTAAAGACCTTGAGGATATGCAGAACATCGTTAAGGATATGGCGACGCGAGTTCCGGCAGACTTCGACACGATCGCGACGGCAGTCGGCGAAGTAAACACTCGATTCGGTCTTACTGGCGACCAGCTCGACAAAGTGTCCGAGCAGTTCGTGAAATTCTCGCAGATAAACGGCATCGACGTGACTCAGGCGGTCGATACAGTACAAAAGTCCATGTCTAACTTTGGTCTTTCTGCCGACGATACTGCCTACGTTCTCGACGTTCTGACGAAGGTATCACAGAATACAGGAGTCAGTATCGACAGATTGACGAACGGTCTTATCTCAAACGGAACAGCCTTCCAAGAGATGGGTCTCGACATCAATCAGAGCGCGACCTTGATGGGTATGCTCGAAAAGAGCGGTGTCAACATGGAGACCGCGACAAACGGCATGAGAAAAGCCTTGAAGAACGCGACCGCGGACGGCAAGGACATGAATACCGCGCTCATCGAACTTCAGGAAGCCATCCTGAATGATACAGACGGCACGAAGGGACTCCAAGCGGCTTACGACCTTTTCGGCAAATCAGGCGACCAAGTCTATGGAGCAATCAAGGCGGGAACGCTCGACTTTGAAGC